ATGTTAAACAGCTCATATTTTTATTTTTATTAGGTTAAAAAATTAGTATGCAACTGTGATAAGGTCTGAATGTTTGTAGTTGAAACCTAAATAGAATTTAGATTTTACTTTCAATTTCTCATCCTCTTCGTCGTGCCAAGCGATCGACTGGTTAATCGGATTTGCGATATCAGTACCTAAAACAAAGTTAGTGCGCTCAGTATAAAGAACAAAGTTAGCATCTGTCACATTAAGGTATTGAGCCGCGTATTGCTGCCAGTCGTACATTGGACGAACTTCTATGCCGTTAAATGTCAATCTTTGAGCGCCATTAGTTAAGAGCGTCAAATGAGCCGCAGAGCTTACCCCGTTGTTTTGAAGATCCTGCAGGTATTGTCTGTAAACATTGGCAGAAACTAAAAGAACCTTTTGAGCCTCTGGAACCGCAGCGAGTACGTTTGAGCTATTCTCCCATACAGCTGTAAGAAGGTCGATACCGTCACCAGCTCCGAGCGGAGTGCCTGAGTTGGAGTTGATATAAGGAACCAAGTTACCAGCTACGAGCTGAGGAATATAAACAGACCACATACCGTCCGTAATATTTACTGCATCGTCAACACTGGCTTTATTACCAAAGAAAGCAACTTTTAACATTTGCTTTTTGAGAGCCTGCACCATGCGGGTCATCAAAATTTGCATGAAGATAGTACCTTCCAAGTTGCTGCTATTGCTGCCTGCTTTCAATTTTTGTTTGTAAACAGTACCGACAAACTCATCATAACAAAGCTCGAGATTAACTTTCACTTCGTCAACTTCGATACATCTTTCAAACAAACCGAGATTACCCTTTGGAGTCCAACCGCAACCGTTTGCCAGCTGCATAATATCCTCCATTGCGCCTACATATCCGATTTGCTGCTTATTGTTTACGAGAAGCATTGTCTCGAAAATTTCTTCAATTTCAGCGTCAAAAAATACGGGTTTAAAAAGCATTTCCTGAGCCTGAGTGCCAACCAATCCGATACGGAATTGACCTGCTTCAAATGTTGCCATATATTTAAAATTTTAATTTGTGAGTTAATAAATTAAACAAGTGTCCAAGTTACTGCAAGAGTAATGCTGCCACCGTCAGAAACAAAGTTAATATCGCCAGACTGAGCACCTGCTCCGAGTGTGCCGTCAGCAACCGCAGACAAAGTGTATTTTTGACCCGGATAGATAACACCTGCAAACTGTGGAAGTGTTGCGCTCAAAACGTCAGCGACTGGAGTAGCACTTGCAACGGTCAAAACTGTTGCGCCTGTATTGTGCAATTCTACTTCAAAAGGTATATTTGTTCCGTCAGGGAAAGAACCGAGAGCCAGAGTAGTAATTCCAAGTGAACCACCAACAGCAGAAAGAGAAAGAACCGGAGCGGCTAAAGCCTCAGTGTCAATTGCCAAAGTTCCACCATTATAAGCAAAATTGAATTTTTTAACGCAATCGCAACCGAGAATATCACTTTCACCTGTGTTTATCTCAATAGTTACTGTCCAGTCTGAACCTTGCAATCCAGATACATCAATATCCAAAGTTGAAACCGCGCCAGTTCCTACCGACGTAGCAAAATTACCAAAACCGTCTGTGATTTGAACTTTAAAGTATTTAGTTGTATATCCGCTTGTCGGTGCATTTACTGTAATTGTGGTCACACCTTCAACAGTTGCAAATTCGACATTAAGCTGTAAATCGCAGCAACCTCCGCAATCCTCAATTTTCAGGATTTCAGCATTGGCAGCGTTAGCCAGCGGATTGGTACGGGAGAAAAAGAACTCCTCAGAGTTCCCCTCTTGATAAAAGTTTTCTTTATTAAATGGCATTGTATTTAATTTTTGATTAGTGAGTTAATAAATTTTGAAGCTTGCAAAATCTGGTCTTGCGTGAAGCCAATTTCGGCAGGTTTTTCGGCTTTAACGTCGCTTTTGTAGCTAATTTTCGCCTGAATTTCAGCCTCTAAAGCTTCGAGTTTGAGTTGTTTTTCCTCGAGCTGTCTGTCAAGTTCCTCGATTTTTGCCTTTAATTCGGCTGCTTCGTCGGTCTTGACTTCCTCTTTTGCTTCAATGACTGGCTCTTCGGCTTTTTCCTCAACAACGGGAGCCGTCTCGACTTCCTGCTCAGTTATTTCAGCCTTAAATCCAAACATCGCAGCGAGTTGCTGAAGAAAAGTCTTTTTTTCAACTTGCATACTGTTTAAAATTTTATTTGGAATGTTTTTGAATCTACTTTCCGCTCTGATTAAAGCGTAGGTCTCTTTATATATGGAATTGTCTTCCTCTTTTTCCTCAACTATGCTATCAATGAAGCCCATTTCGAGCGCCTCGTCAGCTGTTAGCCATGTTTCCGCCGACATCATTTTTTTAACTTCCTGCAAAGTCTTTTCTTTATTGCCTCCGATTAACTTTCCTTTGCTTTCCAACTGAGCCGTATAAATCTGCGCCATTTGCTCGTCAAACATTCTCAAAAGCTCGATTGTCTTTTCGAGTTCAAAGACGTTCCCTTCAACACCGCCCCAGCTATTATGCATCATGAAAAAGGAGTTCTTTGTCATTTCCTTTCTCTTGCCTGCCATTAAAATAATGGTCGCAGCACTGGCAACTATTCCGATGCCTCGAGTTGTTGTTTTTCCTGCATACAAAGCGATCATTTCGCTTATTGCCATGCCCTCAATTATAGATCCGCCAGAGCTTGATATATTGACAAGGATATCTTGACCGCCTGCTTCGTTCAGCGCCTTTTTAACCGTGTCTTTCGTCTCGGTCTCTTTGCTGCCTATCGTGCCGAAAATGTTTAATTCAAACATGATTTAAATCGATTTTGGACAAAGGTAAAAATTAAATTACTCACAAAAAAACGATAAATAAAAAAAACTGCTACCCTGTTAAGGATAGCAGCCAAACTTAAAAACTAATGGAATTACTAACACACTACAAATATAAACTTTTATTTCAGATCATATCGCCAAAGCTCATATTTTTCAATTATACTAATAAGAATTTCAGCATATTTTGGAGCTGTTGCATATCCGCACTTTTTCAAACCTCGAGCCCAGCCTTTATAATTTGTTCTTTTGAGCTTTGTCAAATGCCTGTAATGGTTCGAAGTAAGGAGTTTAGAATGATCTCGATATGACCACCATGCGGATTTATAAACTTGAAATTTGTCTCGAGGCGTGTCATCCCTGTAAATCGCATATTTGCCCCTCCCTCTATACTTTACCCCGAAGTGGTTATTGTGTTTTCGAGCCAGTTCCGATCTCCCTGCATTGCTTTCGATTATTCCCTGTGCCAATGTTATGCTGACCGGTATATTAAAGAGCTCCGCTTCCTTTTTTGCAGTTGTTAAATACTTTTGAATGTAGCTTTCGATATGTCTCGGAGCTGGCTGCCTTTTTAGTGCCGGGAAAGTTGAGGAACTAAGCACATAAGACGTCAATAATAAGATTGTCAATTTCATAAAAAATTAAGGTTTTGTTTGATTAAGAAAAATGCTTCTCTGGTCTCTGCTTCTGCCCAGCTGACGATCTGTTCCTCTTGTTCAAGATTCCAATCATGTAGCATAAGCGAGGCATGAAAAAGTTCATGGTTTAATAATAGCGTTGTTTCTAATTCAGACGTACAACGTGACAAATTGATGAAAACAAATATATCCTTTGAATCAGGAAAATAATTGCACCAGCCGGCGATATAGGAATCTTGATTCGTATTTTTATACAACTTACAACTCTTGTAATCTAAGCCGTGCAATTCCGCAGCGCCTATATGCCAAAATATCTCGCAAGGGTCATGGCTTAATAGCAGCGTGTATTTAGGACGGTTTATTTCAATCATTATTTCTTATAAGGTTTTATTTCTGTGATGCTATCGTTGTGGATCATTATTTTCAGCGTATCGGCACCGTTGAAAGTCGGTATCGGTTCTTCTTTGATTTCAATGCAGCGATTTAATAAGCATAAGCAGACAATCGCTAATAAAATTACTGCTTTCATATCTTGCTAATAAAAGGGTAAAACGTTGAAACTTGTTTCCGAGTACGCCTGCAAATAAATGCCCCTTTGTGAGCTCTTTTCCAAGTCGTAAGCATGATCTCCGCTTCCTCATAAGTCGGATAAACAAACATGATCCGATAGTAATCGCCTGCCTGCTCAACCATTGCCGAGTCAAGAGTACACATTGCCAAGTGTTCAGCACGTATGTACTGCGGATTTTGAGTGCTCATAATCTGGATGCAATACAAAGTGTCGGCTTGTTGAGCCATTGCGCTAAATGCCAGCGCAAAAATCAAAATAAGTGTTTTCATAATTGATAAGGTTTTTAAAATAAAGAAATAGTAAACCAATTTGAGTTTGCAAATAAATGCGGAAATCCTTCCGCAGAAATTGCTTCAGCAAATACATTGCAGTCAAACATTTGTCCGCCTTCAGTTACGCAAACATATTGACCGTAAATGTAATCACCATCAAGATTTACATAAATATGTGTTTCTTGTAGGTTTTTATATTCGGCATCAATCCATTCAGTTGCTAATAGTTTTTCTTTAAGGTCTTGAATCGTTTTCATAAAATAAGGTTTAAAAAGTGATTAAAAAGGAAGCTCGTCGGCATAATCGACAAACTTAGCTAATATTTGTCTTTCGAGTTCGTATCTGTCTGCGTTCATATATTCGGCAGCCTCCGCGACATCTTTCATCCTGTGCCCGTTGACTTTTAGCTCTGTGATTACATACTTTGTTGACATACTTACATAGTGCTCCGTAGGATGCTTAAAAAAGTCAGCTCTGCCCTCAATGCAATATTCCCATCCTGAGTGATAATTGTAAAATAATATTTCGCTATGCACAACCTCTGGAGCAATCAGTCTGACTCGAGGAATATAATGTCGGATTGTTTCGCCGTTGTATGTATACTCAATGATAGCTCTTTTGTTGAGACTTTTCTCGTGCGTTAGTTCTAATACCTTGACGAAGGTTAAAACGGTCTTGTAAGGCGTTTGTTTAGTGTCTGTGAGTTCTGCGAATGCAAACATAGTAATAAGGTTTTTAAGTTTTGAAAATTGCAGTTGGTCGGATGCTGCGCCCCGTGGCGGTAATTATAAATTTGCGTATTTAATAAGTTGGTTAAAGTTTGTGAAAAATCTTCTATAATTTCGCTTTTAGCATTAAAACCAGCTGCAAAATTCATATTATTTATACAGAAACAAATATCCTTATTATAACCGTTATAATCAACTTCTGTAAATTGAATATTCATTTTAGTCAGTTTGTTTTTTAATTGCGCAGTTGTCATAATCTTAAAATTTTGTGTGTTAATAATTCCGTTTCCTTATTTGTTGTAACAAAGATATTACAACAAAATGAAATAAAAAAGCTTTTTCAAAAATATTTTTCGTCCAAAGCTAATTTTTTTTATTTTTTCCTAAAAATTAAACTTGTTAGGCAAAAAATAGGTCGAATGATTGCTCAAAATATTGTAAATCGCCGTCTCCTCAACGGGCAAAATCTTTGTTAATTCCGTGACTGCCTGCGCCTTTTTTTTGTATCGCTCCAAAAATTCTGGGTAAATCTTTACAATCACATACCTATTTATGACAGACTGCCTTACAATATTATATTTGAGCAGGTAAAAAATGATCGCCTGCAAGTTCGGAATCTCCCCGAGCTTTTCTTGCAGTTCCTGAGCTAATAAATAGCAGAATAAACGCCTCGAATTTTTTTGCTTGTCCCTTGTTAGGTTTTGAATCATAGATCTAAATTTCGAAAATACATTATTACTTTGCCCTTGCAGGCTGGACAGCTTAAATCTTTCTTTATTCGCTTATCGACATTCTCCCCCCTCTGAAGTACCTTAATAAATCGATAGTAAAAATAAAAAAGCCTTTCGAGATCTGAAAAAGGTATAAGCATGGCTGCCCTGTTTCGCTCCATAATTTCTCGCACCTCTGGCATGTGCTCCGCTGGAATTTCTCTTATATACATATTATTAAAATTGTGCCGTTGCTCTGATTTCTTTTCTCTCGTTTCGTGCCTTATCAACTTCATCCTCAGTACTGGCTGTGTAAACGACCTGTATTCTGTCAATCCTGTTTTGAGTTTCCAAAACCAAATTTTCCATTGTCTTGAATCTGTTTTGTTCCTCGCTTACCCTGTTGAGGCTATCTTGCAGGAAAGCAGACGGAGCACCAACCACGCCACCCATTGCGAAGTTAGGAATCCGTGCAGCCTTTAAAGTTGAGTAACCAATCCTGCGTTGTTGATCCTGATTAAGTACGACCTCACCTGTTTTTAGGGTCGCTAAGACATTATCTCCGTTGCTTAATGGTTTTATATTGCCTCGACTGGTTACACGACCACCGTCAGCAAATTGCACTATCTCATCACCCAATCCAACGACTCCGCCCTTTGCGAGCGGCTGAGCCGCAATGATACCAGTCTGAATTGCACCGAGAGCGCCAATGATAGCCGCCTCAAATATTTGCGCACCAGTAGCTAACTTTAAAGGATTGCCCCCTGCAGTTAGTGCTGCCGTAACTGCTAAAGCTGTATTTATAATAGACTGGATAATAGCAATTGCCTTTTGTCTTTTTGCGTCTCGTTTCCTTGCTTCCTCTTTTGCTTTTTCAATTGCCGCCTGATTAGCAACCTCCGCAGCGAGTTGCTGCTCATAATAGCGACGTCTTAATCCAGTGCTGTTTTCGAGCTCCTCTTGTAGCTTTTCCTGCCTTAGCTGGCTTCTTTCAATGTCAGCATCGAAAGCGGCTTGCTGCCTTTCATTTACAACATTAAACACCTCTGATAAAGCATCTAAACCTTGTTTAAAATAATCAGCTATTTCATTAAATTGGTCTTGCTTAATCTTTGTTTGTTCAGCTGCATTTTTTTCTACATCCTCAGTTTGTTTTTTCTCAATATCTGAAAGCTCGGTAAATAATTTTTGACGTTCTAAAATTATTGCATCTCTTTCCTCCTGACTAATTCCAACCTTTAAGTTTTTTTGCTCGTCTACTATTTCGAGCTCGGCATCATTCAAAGCCTGTATTTGATTGCGAATATTGGCGATCTTATCGAGTGTCTCCTGCTCCGCTGCCAGCCTTATAAGTTCCTCTCGCTTTTTTGCATCCGTTTCCTGAGCTAAAAGTTTGTTAAGCGTCTCTTGATTTTTAAGCTGTCTGAATTCGCCTTGTTGCTCAATGTAGTCAATTTCGGAGCTCAAAAATTGGTCTCGCAATTCCCTTAATTTTTCCGCCTGCTCTTTTGCCTTTTCGAGTTCCTCGTTTCGAGCCTCCGCCTTTATATTGTCAATTGAGATTTGAGCATTTTTCTCAATTTCAGTTTTTAATCTGGCAATTTCCTCAGTCAGCCTTTTTTCGTCCTCTGCACTCTTTTCGGCTGCCTTTACATTTTCCTCTCTTATTTTAGCGACTTCCGAAAGATTTAACCTAATTGCTTCCTGCAATTGTTTCTCACCTTCTTTCGCCCTTATATTGGCTTCCTCTTGGAATTTAACTAACTGATCATTAAGAGCAGCAACTTGTCGCTCCGCCCCGATTTGAATTTCTTTAATTTGCCTTTCCTGATCGTCTTTAATACTTTTTATTTGCTCGTCAATATATCGAGCTCTAAGATCTGCCAATAATGCAAGAGAATTTTTTTGAGCTTCAACTTCTGATTCCAGAAACTTTTCTCGATCCTGTGTTAATTTTTCAACCGCAGCTGTATATTTTCTCGCTGCTTCCTCTGCCGCCTGTTGACGTTTCCTTTCATCCTCTGCCTTTTTATTTTCCTCGTCTTGCTTTTGTTTATCAAGCTTCATTTTTTCTTCAGCTGCTTTCTTTTCCGCTTCCATTTGCTCGTCAAGCTGAGCCTTTTGTTTTTTCATGGCTTCGGTATTATCATCAACAGCATCAGTTGCGTCCTCTGTTGTCATGGTATAAGCCGCCACCGCTCCGCCTGCTGCAATTAAACCCGTTATAATTAAACCCGCAGGATTTGCTCTGACCGCTGCATTAAAAGCCAACTGAGCCGCCTTCGCTGCATTTACAACAACGGTATAAGCTGCAACCGCTGCGTTATAAATCCCCATTGCAACCGCTGCCAAAGCCGAAGCGATACGAGCTGCATTCATGCTCACTACAAAAATACCAATAGCCACCGCTGCCGTGCTTATAATTGGCGCTAAATATGTCAATACTGATATTATTCCATTTACTAAATTTATTAAAAAAGTAATTGGAGAAAGCAATAATTGAATTGTTGAGCCTAAAACGCTTAACAAATTAACTGTTTGATTTCCGGGAGAGAATACAGCGATTAAGGATCCAATAAAATTAAATATTGTTTTACCTAAATTATAAAAAGCCATTCCGATAGGCTTCAAAGCTTCATAAACAGCTACGACTACATTTAATAAATTTGCTGTTGCCGCATTTTTAAACTCTTTAAATGTATTAACAATCTCTTTTGTTTGCTTTGATACATTTATCTGGCTTTTTGCAAGCTCTTTGTTTGAATCTAAAACCCTTTTATTTTCAATTGCTACCTCGCTTAATTCTTTGCTTGCCTCCGTAAAGGCACCGGGTAACTCCTTAATTTTATTTAAATAATCGTTTGCATTGCCTCTCCCCTCAACGAGTGCCCCTTCCAATTTTCCGAGTGCTTCCTCAAAACTGATACCCATTTTGTTAGCCAAAGATTTAGCCGCCTCGCTTATTGTTTTAGCATCCGTTCCAAATGTGTCAGCCAATGCTGACGTTTGAGCCGTGAGCTCGTCAAGATTCGCACCAAAGGCACCAGAAAAGCTCATGACAGTATTTCTGGTCTCAGTAATTTTTTTATTAAATTCGTCAAGTTGACCGACAATTTTACCTATCAAATTTGCAGCTTGAAAAACCGCAAACCCACCGATTAAAGCCTTGCCAAAATTTGATATATTACCCTGACTGTCTCGGAGCTGCATACTGAAAGCCTCGAAACCCGGTATCGTTGCCATTAAAGACCGCTGAATTTTTGAAAATGTCTTCGGATAATTACCGACATTTCGCTGAAATTGCCCGACCTGCCCGTCTACATTTTTAAGCGTTTTATCGAGCTGTTGGATTTCTTTCTGTAACTTATCGAGTTCCTCTGCACTTTTTGACCCGTCAAGCGCTGCATTTTTAAACTCTTTGCGCAGTTTATTGAGCTTTGCGCTGAGTGCATCGTAAGCCCCGACCGCTTTTTCTGGGAGGAATGACTTATTGACATCATCCTGTGCCTTTTTTAGCGCCTTTTGCTGCGCTGTCATTTTACCCAAAGTCTGGCTTAGTTCCTGAAACGCTTTATTGCCCTCCTCCGTACTAAGGTCGAGCGCATTCATTGCTTCCTTCGTTTGCTTTATCTCTGCATTTAGTTGGTTTATTGACTGAATTCCGTCAATATTGATAGTAAAACCGACTACTGTATTGGACATTTTATATTGTATTTATTTTTGCCTGTAAAATTGTGCTTTCGATACCTGCCTCCGCTCCGATTTCCTTATAATCTAAAATAAAATATGTCTTTGTGCTTTGTCTTTTAGCCACGTTAAAGGAGTTTATCTCTTGCAGAATATATGTATTGTTATTTATCAAAAATTTATGCCTAAACGTCAAATTATTTAGCATCATTATATCCCACAAAATAAAAATTTCCAAATATTTTCCGCCTTTGAGCCTCACCATTTCGGACAAATAAAATCTTTTTAAAAGCCCTGAGACATTAAAAGTATTGACCGTAACATCGCCAAAGCTCAGCGACGTTTGAAACCCCGACGTATCGTTATAATCAATCATATAATTGAGCGGACATTTATACCCTACAACCATAGTCCCATTATAAACATTCATTATTCCATTTTCCTCGCCTGTGATAAAAGGATCTGAAATTAACAATCGAGGCAATAATTGCGTCGGAGCTTCCGAGCTCAAACTTGTTTCTAAATAGTTTACAGACCACGCAATTGGAATCATTGGAGTTTTTGTGCTCGTTGCCTCAATTATTTCATTGTCAGCAATTACCAATGTCGGGGCAAAAAAAGGATTTTCAAGCACCGTTTCGCCTTTTTTGAATCTATTTAATGGAAAGTTAAATCTCGCTTCCAATATTCCTAAATTAGCATTAAGATTCAGTGCCTCAACTGTCGGATCATTGCTGTCATCCTTCCATTTAAGCCTCAACTCGCTTAATTGCTTTGTGTCTGTTCTTAGTTCTCCGCCCTTGCTTAAATCTACATAAGGACTAAATTCACCCAAGCGAGGGTCTGTATAAAATCCGTCCTCAAGTTGACTTGTTGACGGTCTATATTCGAGTAAAAATTGGTCTGCTGGCTCAATCTGTACCGTCCTTGCTCCCTCGTTGGTTTCAAATACTAAATTGAAAGCGTGAGCCAGTCCCCGAATCATGTCAATGACTTTGAGCGACGGGTCGATGAGATATTTTAAATCAAGATTAAAGCCGTCTAATATTTCAGCTTCACCTGTTACAGTAAAAATAATATTATAATCAAATGTACCGGGTGAAGCAATAATAACACCACCTACAACCTGAACAGTATCTCCAGCATTTAAAGCAAAAACTGACTCACCTCTTACTGTTGTGTTTGTTGTATAAGGTTGCGGAGGCGATAAATTTACTTGACCATAAAAAAAAGTTGGGGGAGCTCCATTTATCATAAAACCCAAAGAAATACCTGCCGAAGTTGTTATATTTTCAACTGTACATAGTATCTGTAATAAATAATATCCTGTTTCTGGTACTGTATAAATTCCAGTAATTGCATTATAAGGATTTAGACCGATAGCAGGGAATAAAGTTTGATTAGGCAAAATAAATACAGTTCCTCCAGAAACATTAGTATTTATTTGAGTATCATAAGCACTTATATTTAAATAATCCTCACCATATTTCCCCTGCAAATACCTATTCAATATTGGTACTGGCATTATCAACCGCTCCGCAAAAGTAGAACTAAGAAAAAACGAATTTAACGTGTAGCCAATAGAATTAAAAGCCTTATTCAAAACATCAACAATAAAGATCGCAGGGTGACTATCCTCTAAAGCGTCAAGCCGTCCAAAGGTCGTGTAATCTTTTAGCTTAAAAGGTAAATATTTATAATCCTGTGCCGGGTAAGCGTAATCCCAAGCTACAACATTGTCAGCATACGAGTAAGTGTGAGGCGTGAATGGCAAATCTTTAATCAGTAAATCGCCAATTCGAGTACTCCAGTCTGCGTTATTGCCATAGAAAGCAACTTTGTAGCTCCTGCCCTGCCAGAAATATTGGTCTTGTCGTAAGCTCGCTGATTGTAGCTGACAGCGACCGATAAAAAAGGGAATGCCGTCAACCTCAATACTGGCATCTAAAAAAACCTGCTCATTTATCGTGTAAATAGCAGGATCGTAAAATTGGTTGAAAATGCTGTCATTATTCTTTGTCGCTGGCAATTCGAAAGCGTACTCCGAGCGGCTGCCTGTGTTTATCGTGAGCCCGTTCCTATCCTTTAGCGAATAAGTCAAAGGTAAATTTAAACCCTGCGGAGGTAAATCCGCAACCTGCCCGTCAATTATGACCTTTATATCTGCCATTTAATTTGATTGTACGCTTATATAATTAGCCTCACTAAATTTGATAGCGACATTTATGAGCTCGTCATTTTCGCTTATTGTGATGCTGCTATCCTCAATAACAACTGCGATCAGACCGTCGCTCGTTTCCATGTATACCTCTGGACTACTTAACAATTCAGCCAGCCAAGCGCCCCATGATTCATCATAAAACGAACTTTCAACCTCATACTCTTTTGTAGTCTCTTGAAAGATTTTAAAAACCCCTTTATCGTAACTTGTTGCAGGCGGATTCGTTAAATTCCACGTCAAAGGCTTTTGCGCTGTCTCGCTTTTCGTTTTTTCCTCAACTTTCTTTTTGCTGTTGAAAGTGTAAGCATCGGAGCCACCCAGCCTGTTTAGCCAATGCAGGCGAATAGATTTCTCATTGCAGCAATCAACTACTTTGAACATGTATTTAACTCCCTGCAAAACAAAAGTTGAAGGAAGTGTCAAATTGCCAGCCTGAATTGAATAATAATATCCTGTTTGTATTGTAGTTAAAGGGTTGCTTGGTGTCATTGTAGTGGCTAAAAGCTGCTGAATCCCTGCTCCAATTGTTCGAGGTGTGTATGTCGAATTTGGCGTTATTTGAATGAAGCCAGCTGTACCGACCACATTCTGATTGGCATCGTACAAAATGACCCTTAAAGCGTTTGTCGTGCTGCTCGGAACGTATGACATTGTCAAGTTTTCACCGCTGCAAATCGGGATTGGATTTGTTGTTTTACTCGAAGCCGTTGGATAAACACTCGGTAAGTTAGTCAAAAAATACTTATCATAAACCCCACCGACTGATGGATAGTCTATAATATAGCTGTTCATGCCCATGTTATTCCAATCTCTCGTTTGTCTCGTGCCTGCAATGGCTGGATATGCTGTCATTATTGTGTCAGTTGTAACGAACTGAGTCAATAAACCCGTTGTTGGGTCATTGTAATAATAAGTCACAACCAGACCGACCTGTGTATGTATGTCGCTGCTTAATACCTCATAACTGGCATTTAAGGTATCTAAAAATACCGTCGTTTTTGCCTGACTTTTTGGAGCTGACTTTGTTTGCAAGATTTTCGATACATCAAAGACAAAATAATAAACACCTCCTAAAACATAGGAAGTGCTTTTCTGTATCAATGTCGTTGTTGTTAAGTCTACTGCAATGACCGCCTCCGCCATAACTAAAGGATTAGCACTCGCCATCGAAAAAAGAAAAACATTCGGGCTGTATTGCGAGTTGAGCGAAAAAAGTGGAGCTGTAACTAATGGCATGGCTATTTATTTAAAACGTTATTTGCTTCGTCATCCTTCGTGACAGCTTCATTAAAGGTATTGATAA